CCTTGTTGTCCCGTACCGCTTGGGCCAGGTCTTTTGTGGACTGGGTCAATTCGTCCTGGAACTGCGCGTACACGTCAAGGCCCACGGACTCCACCGCCGAGCGAAGCTCCTTGAAGGCGCCGGAAAGCGTGGCGCGCATCACATCGGCCAATCGCTTGGCTTCTCCGCCGCTGTTTTGCAACTCGGTTTCGAGCGCTCGAATTTGCGGAATCATGCCGCGCAAAACCAGAGCCGCCCGCCCGCCTCGCATTCCGAATGCTTCCATCACCTCGCTTTGTTTCCAACCTGCTTTATTAATTGCCTCCAGGGAGTCCAGAAAGCTTTTCCCCTCGCCGTCCATGCCCAGTTTTTTCCAAACGTCGCCGACTTTTTGCATCGCAAATGCAAGCTGCGTGCCCGCCATGCTGCCCTGAATACCCGCGTTGCCCAGCCCACCGATCATGGCGGAAAGAGACTCGACCGAATACCCAAAAGCATTTGCAATTGGGGCCGCATACTTGAACGACTCCGCCATCATTTCCATGTTCGTATTCGTGCGGGTGATGGTGGCAATAAAAACGTCATTGATTCGAGTTAGCTGTTCGACTGGGAGCTGCATAGCCGTCAAGGCATTGGTGGCAATATCCGCAGCCGCCCCGAGTTCGATGCCGCCAGCCGTGGCAAGGTCCAGGGTGCCCGGCAACGCAGCAATCGCTTTCTCCGCCTGGAACCCGGCCATGCCCAAAAATTTCAGCGCCTCGGCTGATTGGCTTGCCGTCCACTCCGTCGTTTCCCCCATCTTTTTGGCAATGGCTTCGAGCGCCTGGAACTGCTGTTCATCCGCACGCATGACGCCGCGCACTGTGGCCATGGACTGTTCGAACTGCGCGCCCATGACGACGATGTCACGCCCGAGGCCCGCAATCTTCCAGGCCGCCGCCGCAGCTGCCACGCCAAGGAACATGGACTTGAGGGCGCCAAGCGAATGCGAGAATCTTTTGACGCCGGTTTCCGCCCGCAACATTTCTTTGTTGACGGTGCCCGAGAAATTAGTGACCTTGGCCCGGCCCTTGTCGTCCACGATCAAGTCAAATTTGAGCTGTGCCATGGGGTCCCCGTTATCTCTTGGCCGCTTTCGCCGCCCGGATTTCGTCCACCACTCGGATTACTACCAGGACCCGGCGAAAAAAGACGGGTCGCTCGTCTGGCTCCATCCCGTGCAAGTCGCAGAAAGCAACGATTGCCGGGTAGTTCCACGTCTGTTCCGGCCATTGGAGTCCGGGCCAGAGGCACAAAAACCAGGCCCAAAAGACCTGGTTTCGAGGGGTGAGGGGCCGCGGAACATCTCCGTGTGGGCAGTCTCCGTCGGCCCCGTCGATACCAGGACAGTGTTTCCGCCAGCCGACTGACTGCGGACCGGCCTGGCAGGATTCGCATGTCATCGGGCTGGGATCGAATACGTATCGAGCCCAGCCTACAAGTTTTTTTCCGTGTCCTCTTCCGCCCGCCCGAGTTTGGCCACCGTCACGGCGACGAAGTCCACCAGGGCACCAAAATTATCATTGGCATTTCGGAAGTCAAACACCTGGCGCTTGACTTCGGACGTGCAAGGCAACGGCTTGTCATCGGCCCCGACGACCCCGCTCCACCCGGTCAGGCAGTGGTCGAATTGCCGGAACATGTCACGCCCGGAGATTTCCTGTGCGCCGTCACGAAACCTCACGCTCGCCTCCGTGGCCGGGAATGACCGGATCTTGAGTGTCACGCCGTCCGCGTAGTCGTAGGTCTTGGCCTCATAATCGCAACCGGTGAAGTCGATTTTCATGTATCCCCCTACGAATTGGCCACGAACGCCGGGCGCCCCTGGCCTGTGAAAGTGACAGCCTCTTTGACGACATCGCCCACCGGGGCATTGACCGACATGCCCGTCACGGATGCCCAACAGATCCAGTGGTCCCCGGAAGCGTCGGCGTCCGGGTCGTAGTTGAACAACTTGACCAAGAAATACTCATCCCCGGACCCGGCTTCGGTGATTGCTTCGAGCCCCATCCTTGAGCCGATCAGGTACGCCTCGAACTGCCCGGAGAACCCGGCCTGGCCCGCCACGCCTTCCTTCCACGCCTGGCCCATCCGGGAAGCGTCCGCCATGTCGAGGGTGAAATCAAGCGACCAGCCGAAGGCGTAGGCCACGATTTCCAGCGCCGCCGCCGGGATGTACCCGAGATTGCCGTCCACGTCCACGGCTCCAACATTGGCCGTAAAGATCGCCGTGCCATTGGCGTAGCATGTCTGGAGTACCGTTGCCCCACCTGCGTCAGTGAACGTCGGCGGGTTGTTCGGGTCGAGTATCCGCATGAGCGCATCGGTGATTTGGGCCGTCGCGCTGGACTCCGTGCAAGGCTCGTCTTTGAGATTGCCTGCCGCCCATGCGTCGCCATCCGTGTGCCCGGTCGTGGCTGCAAAAAGGATCGTCTGGCTATCCGACAGGGTCTGGGCCGCGCCGGTAATAGCGACGGTCTCCGTGTACGCGCCACCATTCACGCGCCATTTGAACGTGTCGGGCACGGCCTCGCCGTCAATCTCGACCTCAAAATATGCCGAGTCGGCACCGGCGTATGCCGTGCCCCAGGTGATATCGTTTAGGCCGATACCAACGAAACCGTTAGGGCGCCGCCGGTAGACCGCCGCGAGGCGGCCATGTGTCGGTACTGCTGGGGATGCCATGGCCTAACCTCCTTACGAGATCGAACTGCTAGCCGTCAATGCGCCGTCGCCCTGAAAAGTCGCTGTGAAGCCGACCTTGTCGCCGACGGGCGCGGAAACACTGAAGCCGGTGATGAAAATATTTCCATAGAGTCCGTTGGCGGACGAGTCGAGCATGAACTCCATGTCCGTCAACTTCGTCCCGGGGGCCGCGGTGATGAGGTTATTCACGAGGGCAATCTGTTCCGTGTTTCCCATGACTAGGTGACCGGAAAGCTGGCCGGACCATCCCGCTTGCCCGGCGATACCTTCGTGCCACGCCTGCCCCTGCCGCGACGTGTCGGCCATGTCCAATGTCGTGTCGATGCTCCAGCCGTCGGTGAAGTCTATGGCCGTGCCATTTTTGTACGTCCTGGCCAGCCGTCCGTGAAAAGGTGCGGTATTGTAAGCCATTGGTTATACCTCCGTTTTCGTCGTTTTCGGTTTAGTGGGCCGTACCCGTTCGCCGGTGCGCTCGGGGGGGGAAACGTACTCGTAGATGATCACGCCGTCCAGGTCGAGCACTTCAGTTCGGGCCTCGTGGCAATCCATGCAGCCCGCTTGCACGTTCACCTTGAGATTTCGGAGGCACCCGGTTTTCCGGTTGCACACGATCCTGATTATTCCTCGGTATGGTTTCATGGTGCCTCCTATGCCCAGGTGTCGCCGCCCTGGTAGTAGTCCGCGCACGCAGTGACGGTCATCGTGGCCATGAAAAACGGGAAGAACTCCACCGTGTCGTACTCGGTGAGTAATTCCTCGGCCGTCAGTGATTGCGCCGCAATGACTGCAACCATTGCCGTTTCAACAAGCTTCCGGAATGCCTCGATATTCTGAATCCCGGTCAGTTCCACCACTCGCGCTTTGCCGGATACTGTCCGGGTAGTAGCGTCCACGATCCCGCAGGTCATGCCTATTACATGGTCTTCCTTCTCAGCCGAAAAGCCCATGCCCTTTGAAATCGGGAAAACATGCACAAGCGGATAGGCGTCTGAATCGGGTGGTTTGCGCGTATCCACGCCAACATAGACATTGTGGGCCTGCGAATAATTCGTCACACACCAGGCCGACGTGGCGGTATCGTCGTGGATGCCGTCCCGCACCGCCGTCAGTAGGGTGATCATGTTCATATCCGCTCACCCTTCATCTTCCGCTCGTAATTGGATTCGATCCGCCGCAAGGCCCCTGGGCCATGCATCCGCCAGAACGGGGCGATGACCGGGCGGGCCGGGGTGCTGAATTGCTGGGTGGACTTGCGCAAAAAGAAACACCTTGCCGCCCTTTTGTTTCGCCCGCGTTGCATGCTGGCCCCAATTTCCATGAGCCGCGCCCGCAGCTTTTCTGTGACCGGATGCGTGCCCCCCTCCTGGAGTTTATTGGCAATCTTCGTCCAGGACTTCGACATCTTTCCGGATCGGCCCCCGCTTTCAACGTAACCAACCGACATTTGCATGCCGCCGCCCAGCTTCGTCACGGCGTACCGGATCGCCACCGCTGTACGGGACATGGCTTTGCGGTTAGGGCTTGGCTTCTTGGCCCTGGCCCCGCCGGTGACAGAGCGCTTGGCAATTTCGGTAAGCGGTGAAAATGACTTCCCGGCCACGGACCCGGCCCGGACTTCGGATTTCAGTTTCTTCATCAACTGGAAGCCCTCGACCCGCACCGCAGTCTGGCCAGCCTTGACCCTCTGCACGTCCGCCTTTTTCAATTCACCGCGAACCGCCTGGGCGTTGACCCATATCAATTTTGCGCCCTCGATCATATTACCGGCCTCTCATCCCGGAACAGGTCTATCGTCCACATCCCGCCAGCACCCGAAACCACCCGGAGGACGTACCAGGTCACCGAATCAATCACCACCGCGTCACGGTAGGCAGGGGCCGAAACGTCAGACGTGCGCACCCATATCCGCGCCTCTGCGTTCCGGGCCCCCTCCGTGCCTCCGCTTACGTCCGCCAGGTTTTCGCCCCGGTCCACAATCGCCGGGACAGAAGATCCGGCATAGGTCACCGTCTCACCGAAATAATCGGTTGACATGACGGTGGCCAGGTCAGTTGTTTGTGCGTCAGAAAATGCCATGTTCACGCCTCGTTAGGGCATCCACTCCACCACCGTATCGTAGATCGCGATGGTGTCCTGGGCCGCGGCCGTCTTCCAGATCAGTCCGATGTCCGTGGCCGATCCGTCGGTGAAATTGGTCGTGTCGGTCGTAGCGTCGAACTGAGGCACTACGCCGGTCAGGGCCAGTTCGCTGCTGATATTCTGGCCATTTGTGCCGGTACCGGTAATTTGCACCCGCCACACAAAGTCCCCGGTGGATGCAATGGGAATTACCAGCCGTGCGAACGGTGCTCCATCTACTCCGACCGCAACCGACTTCTCCGATACGGTCCCGGTCGCTCCACCGCAATTTCCGCGGGCGGTGATGCGGATGGTCTTGCCCGCCGTCAAAACGCCGCTGGCCACCGCAACCGTATAGCCTTGGCTTGCGCCGCTGGCGGAGGTATGCGTGTAGTCAACCTCGATCACGGCCGGCAACGCTGCCGACCATCCGGTGTCCAGGTCCAGTTCCAGCGTCCCGGCGCCCACGGTAGCCGTCAGGCCAGTATCCGCGTTGAGGGTATAGGGTGCAGGATCAGCACCCGAAGATCCGACGAGAATCTGGCCGTTGGTCATCACGGCGGTCGGTGTAATCGCGTCCGTCCCGGAGCCAAGCAAGATTCCGTGGTTGGTCAACGTGGTCGCACCGGTCCCGCCGACCGCGACGGTTGCCCCACTCACGGACACTTCCAACGTGGTGCCATTGGCCGTGATCGCTATTCCGGTCCCGGCCGTGGGCGTCACGCCAGCCGGATCGCTCCCGGTAGTGCCCATCAATACCTGACCCGTTGTCAACCCAACGGTGGAAACTGCCGCTGTCCCGGACCCGAGCACAATCTCGTGATCCGTAATGCTCGTGACTCCCGTCCCGCCGACCGGCACCGTGGCCCCGGACACGGCAATACCGATTGTGCCCGCGCCTTCCGAAACCGCAATGCCCGTGCCCGCCGAAATATTGGCGAACACCGGGTCATTTCCGGCCGAGCCGACGAGCACCTGGCCGTTGGTGCCAACCGCCAGCACGGTTACGTCACCCGTGCCAGAGCCAACAACGATGCCATGGTCGAGCAATGTCTCAACGCCGGTCCCGCCGTTGGCGACTGACAGGCCTCCCGTGATCGTCGGGCTCGTCAACGTCTTGTTGGTCAACGTCTGTGTGGTCGTCAAACCGCAGAACGTGTCGTTGGCCGACAACGTCGGGATGTCCAGGTAATACGCGCCCTTGGTCCAATTGGTCGCATCCCAATCGTATACCCTCGGGGTATAGATCCCGTACCGGAACTGATCCGGGGTCCCGGCCATCGCAAGCACCGGGACCAACAGGAGGGCCACCCCGAGGAGGATCAAGATTTTCTTCATGTTGCACCTCCTTTTCACGTCTGAGGATTAGCCCCCGTCTACCGGCGCCGTGGTCGCGGCCAGATTCTGCACCACGTTCACGTAATCGCGGGCGCCAACTTCCACGTCCCAGGCAATCCGCGCCTGAAAGGCCACCTGCGAATCGAGGTATGCCTGGGTATCGCTCCCGAGCGTCACATACTCCATCCGCAGTTTCCATTTGCGGACGAACTGACGGGCGAAATCCCCGAGGTACCATGTCCCCGTCGAGAGGTCGTCCAATCTCGGGGACGAAATCACGCGGGCGGGCGGGATCGAGAACATGCCCCGCGGGCCGTAGTTGTTGACCTCGTTCTCGACACCGGGCACAAGCTCGCTGTTCAAGATCTTGAGGGCCGCCCCAAGCAGCGCGTACGGAACCAGCAGAATCACGCGGCTCCACGGGATATTGATCCGGCGCCCGCGCTCGTTGAGCATGGTCGCCAACCGAATACGGGCCGCATCGAGGTCCGAATCGTCCTGGAGCGCGTTGCTGTTGATCCGCGTCCCGGAGGGGGCCCGGACTCCAGGATAGTTGGCCGTGGTGATGTAGAGTTGCGTCCCGGTCCCGGCCGGTCGGTAAACGTACGGAGCCGCCGGACTGGTCCCGCTGCCCGTGTGGTCGGTCACGCGCAGAAGCGTAAGCTCTTCCACGTGCTCGGCCGCGATTTCGCCCAGGGCATTGACCCGGGAAACGATGTTGGGCAGGTCGTTCTCGGCAATGGCTTCCTGCGAGATCGACAACTTCCGCCCGTTCTTGCGGCTGTGGATATGCACGGACTCCTCGGACGTGCCGACCTCGGGGAAGTCCTGCAATTCCTTGACTTCCTCTTGGTCCACGTCCAGGGAATTGAGCTGCGCCATAACCGTCACGCGCTTGTTGTCGTCCATCTCGGTCACGAGGTACTGGCCGATGGTCGGCACCTGGTCGTAGGCGTCGTTGATCCCTGCAATGACCATCGTGCCGGTCATGATGGGGAACGCCGATGCCATGATGGTCCGCATGCCGCCCATGCCGTTTTCCATCGTAACCTTGACGGGTACGTCGGCCAGGGCGTTGTATAGGCCGCGCAGGTCCGTGATGCTACCGAGCCCGAGCTTGCCGGAGTCCACACCGGCCTGAATTTTGCGGATGAACTCCGCGGGCTCGTTTTGCGCCAGCATTCGGATATCTCCCAGGGAGAGCACCCGCTGGCCCGCCGTAACATTGGGCCGGAAAAGCCTTTTCTTTTTCACGTCCATTGTCCGCCTCCTATTTCTGCGGGCTCATGCCCGGTTAGCTTCCGTCGGTCCAGGTGCCGACACGGTGCAGGTTCGTCCATCCCGAGGCGGATTCCGCCACAAGCTGAATGGTGTCACCGGCCCCGCTTGCGTTGGTAACCTTGTCGCCATCATCCAGGGCCGTACCGTCGAGGATGATCCGGTCCGAGCCGTTGGGGTCCACACTCACCGCGTGCGCGGAGGTCTGCACCGTGATATCCATCCCGAGTTGCACCGCCGGGAGGGTGATGGTTGCCGCCGCCGTGGTCAGGATAAGGGAGCCGAAGCACTGTTCGGCCAGCAAGGTGAGAGACGCCGCCGTGGAAATGACCATACGCCGGGGCCGCGCAATCTCACTCAGCATATGCCCGAACTCTGTGCAGTACGGAAGGAAACTGAACTGCGCGTGGGACACGCTCCGAATGGTCGTATCCGTCTGCGTGGGGTAGTGGCCGAAACCAACCACCTTGGCTACCGCGTTGAATCCGTTGGTGGTCGCCGTCAGCACCTGCGTGGTGGTCGCCGTCAGGGTGTAGAGGTCCCCGATTGCCGCACCGGCCGCCGCAGCAAGCTCGAACTCGAACACGTCTTCAGGGGCCAGGGCGTACATGTCGATATAGCGCGATTGGTCTGCGATGCCGTACGGGTCCGACGCCTTGACTTCCTCAGCCGCCATGGCCAGCCGGTAAATCCCGCCGTCCGCCACCGCGTTGATGGGCACCCAATACCCGGAAGTCTCGTTGAAAACGCACAGTTCGCCGCATTTGATCGCGGCCGTTGCTCCCGCCTGGACCAGACCCCTGAACATCGCGGGCTGGCTGTTCTTACGGGAACTCCAAACGAAGGGAGTCTTATTTACTGCCATTGTCCGTACCTCCTATGCCGTCGCCGGGAACATGGCGGGGTCCGCCAGCCCGGAAAGAAAATCGTCATCGGAAAGGCCCTCGAAGGTCCGCACCGAGTTGTCGCCGTTGGTCGGCTTGCCGTCCGAACCGGTGCCGTTCTTTCCAGGTCCGCCCGATCCCTTGGCGCGTTCCCCGGTCGTGCCCGCCGCTTCGTCCAGAAGCGCCCGCACGATTTCGGGTTCCGTCTTGCCCTCGGACACCAGGTCCGCGACCCTGCCCTTGAGCGCCGGGTCAATCGCGCCTGCCCGCGCCAGAAGGCTTTGCAATTCCTCTCCGGAAACCCGCATCTTGGGCCGCGCATCCTCCGCAGCGATGGCCCGCACCGCGCCCGCGATGGCCTCCGCCGTGGGAATCTTGGCCTCGACGGCCCCCACTGCCTCTTGAATCATTGCCCTAACATCTTTCTCATCCATATCTGTTACCTCCGTTTGTTGTTCAGGGTTTATCGGGGCCGCGCCTCCGCCGCCCTCCATGCGAATGCCGTCCAGCGAAGACCGGCCCACGCCGACGGAAGCGTCGGCGGGAACCGGAGTAAGCGAAATTTCATACGGCGTCCAGCGAGTAGCGACGAGCGCAGGGCCTTTGATTCCCTCGTACTCGGCGCCCTCTGCGACTTCCGTAGCCACGTCGATTTCGTAGCCGACGGACACGCCGCGAAGAGAACCGGATTGGACCTTCCCCCAGGCCATTTCGCCGTCCGCGTCCTCATCGAACGTGACCCGGGCCGCTGCACGTCGGTTGATGATTCTCGTTTCGCTGACCGCACCCACGATCCGGTCCCGGTCGTGATTGAACAGGGCCGCGCCCATTTCCTGTAGCCGGGAAAGATCCACAGCCTCGGGGGTGTGGAGCAATACCTCGGGAATACGCTCCCCACGATACCAGCGCCACACCGGGGCCTCGCTCGAAAAGGTCAAGTTCACGGACCGGGCCGCCTTGTCTATGTCCGCGCCCAGGGCGGCGGATCGGTAGAAGAGGCCCGTAGTTTCAGGCGTTGGCTGCTTTCTTGTCTTCATCGTCCATGTCCTCTGCGGGGGTTTCGGCCGTGGCCGGGGCCGCCGTGCTCAATTTGATGTCGTGCTTTTCTTCGATGTCCCGGATCTTGATCGCCTCCCGTGCCCGCTGCTCCAGGACTTCCTCCCAGTCCTCGCCCTTCTCCGCGCAAACACTGGCCAAAGTGGCAAAATTGCCGTCGAGTTCCATCTGCTTTCCCTGGGCCTCTTTCGTGGGGTCAACCCACTCCCACCCACCAGGCTGCCAACGACGACGGAGAAAATCCGCCGGACGCCGGTCGAATCCGCGCGAGTCGGGGATCAGGCCACGGGCTACAAACTGGCGGCAAGCAATGTCGGCCACCGGGTCGCAAAGGTGGGTGAAAAGAAACTGTTGGCGCATCCGGCAGGACAGGTGCCACTGGAGCAGGACCGTTCGGGCATTCGAGTAGTTCATGCCAGCCCAATTTTGGGAAAGGACCTCGGGCGGCATGTCGAGCGCATTTGCCGGGCCACGTGTGAGTGCCGCGGTGAATTTCTCAAACTGGTCGTTGGGTCGTTTCGGGCGGTGGATGTCCATCTCCTCGCCGGGGGCGAGGTAGTGGATCATGCCGATGTCGAAATCATGAAGCCGCCGGTCCGAGCCGGGATCGGCTTCGGTCGTGGCCGCCTGGTACTCGTTGGGGTTTGCGGATTTAACGAAACCCATCATGCAAGCGTCCTCAATCGCTGCAAATTTTTCCGCCTCTTCGTAGCGGTCGAGGTCTTGCAGATCCTTTAGGGCCGGAGCGAACTCGGAGAACCCCCGCGTCTGTTCGGGCCGCATGAGATCGAACAGGTGGAGCACGCGCCGGGTCCCGTTGGCGTTGAATGCTGGCACCTCGTCAAAGTCGAGATAACTTCCGGTCTGGAAAAAGTGCCGGTCCCCCGGATGATGCTTGAGCAGGTAGTACGCAGCCGGGGCCCCCTCGGAATCAAACCGGATGCCGTTGCGCACAAGCGGGTTGGTGATTTCGCCGGGTGGCGTGAAGAGCCGGTCTGCTTCCAGGACTTCGAGGCAAACTGGGATCAACCGGTTGCGCCTGTTGGACTCGCGGACGACGACGATGCTCTCACCGTCCCGGATCAAGGCCCCCTGAACCTGCTTTTGGATTTCGTGAAAGCTGCTCGTGACCTTCACGTCCGCGTTCTCGGCCTTGACCCACAGTCGCCAATAGTGTTCCAGGTAGAAATTCCACCGGGCCGCCATCACGTCATCTATGCTTGGGAAAAACTCGAAGCCCGATTCGTCCGCCTTGACCGCCGCCTGAAACAGAATACCCCGGCCCACCACGTTGTTGACGATCCGCTTTATCGGGCCACGTACCGTCCCGTCCTCGTATTCGCGTTGGCGAACCTGGTTGCGTAGTTTTTCGATATCCGAGTAGATCATCGAATCGGGGGAGGCCGAAGTCGTGATGAAATCCGTCCTGTTGCGGCCGCCGCCTATTGCCGAATGCGCCCGTGCCCCTCCGCCGTCCAGGATGCGATTCAGCCGGTTGCGGGCAATTGCCCGCCGGAGCGCGAACGCCGGGGCCACAGAAGCGACTGCCCGGTCAATCCAATTTGTCGGAGTCGTGGCCGGTCTCGTCATCGCCCGAACCTCCGCGCCCGTCCATAGCTCACCCGCGTTGCCGCCGAACCTGGGGAGGCCAGCAGTTCGAGTTTGTACGTCATTTCCAGTAGTTTTGTGAGTTCATCGATTGAACGGTATTCCATCGTTCGCCCGGCCACGGTGTAGCTGCCCACGCACGGGTCCCCCGCAACGTGATTGGCTATCGCGTCGAGAATCGCGGTACGCAGGGCCGCCCATGTGGTGAACGTGGTCGCCATCAGGCTTTGGCCTCCCATCCCCAGCACCAGTTTAGGCCGCACTCACGGCACCGATGCTGGGAAAATCCCTCGCAACGGGCCACGCCCAGGACGTGGATACTCCCGCAGTCCGGGCATTTTGTTTTCGTCGGTCCCTGGCGCATGGTGCCGTGGCGCTGCATCCGGTCGGTCAGGACGGGGGCCGTCCCTACGCTTGGGAGAGATACAATTTTCGCGGATTGGGCGGACTCGCCCGTGGGGTATGATTTTCGCGGTGTTACTTTTCGCTTTTTAGCCATGCGCACAATCCAAACGTGATACCGGACAAGCCAAAGTTTCACTCTCGGTATTATTTTCTTGCCAAAAAAAAGGAAAAGTCAAGCGAAAAAGTACCACGAAAAAAGAGGGCTACTCTAGCCGGGTGGATGAAAAATCATGCTAAAGCATTACAAAAAAGTTCTTGACAATGCGCAAAGACAAGCGCATTATGGGATCACGCTCGAAGTCAGAGCATGACACACAAGGGGCGCGACGCCCACGACAACGGCCCGCGAGGGCCAGAGAGGAGCTACGGAAATGAAGTATGAGATGACCGACGAAAGGAAAGGACCGCTTTGTCGCATCAGGGCGAAGAAATCCTTCGCCAACATAACCGCTGGCGACCTTGGTGGCTGGATTGAGAAGGCGGAAAACCTTTCTCAAGACGGCAACGCCTGGGTGTTCGGCGACGCTGAAGTGTCCGGCTTCGCCAGGGTGTCCGGCAACGCCCGGGTGTACGACAACGCCCGGGTGTTCGGCTTCGCCAGGGTGTCCGGCGACGCCTGGGTGTCCGGCTTCGCCAGGGTGTGCGGTGACGCCCTGGTGTACGGCAACGCCAGGGTGTCCGGCTTCGCCCGGGTGTCCGGCGACGCCCGGGTGTGCGGCAACGCCAGGGTGTCCGGCGACGCCGAGGTGTTTGGGGATTGCGAGGAGTCGATCGAGTATGACACAGGCAACGCCGAGGTTTTTTAATTTTTTCACGCCGGGGCCGGTCCCCACGACGGCCCCTAAACGGCCCACGGGCCACGAAAGGAGCTACGGAAATGAAAATCACGCTGAAAAATGACACTGAAATCGAAATTGATGACGCCCAAATCCAAGCGGCGGCGGAAATGGCCTACAACGAGGATATGGATCAGGCGATCATGCCGGACGGGCAAATCCTACCCATCGAGCATCCAAACTCCGACGGCGCCTTGTGCTACGTCAACAGCGTCGGGCAGTTTTGGACCTAACCCACGCCCGGGCCGGTCCCCACGACGGCCACACGCCCGGGCCCCGGGGCCAAGCGGGGCAGACGCGGGGCGCGAGTGAGGCGCCTTGACACACCACACGGCCCACGGGCCACGAAAGGAGCGGGAAAAATGAAAATCGACATCCGTAAGAGCATCAAGATGCAGCATGACAGAGTGAGGCGCAACGCTGACGGGACATGGGATGTGTTGGACTATGAGCATCCCAATCAGGCGAGCAAGGGCCGTTGGCTGTTTTACGCACACGACGACGCTGATGCGCAAGAGCAAGCGGCACGCGGATACTAACCACACACCGGGGCCGGTCCCCACGACGGCCCCACGAAAGGAGCGGAAACATGCAGCATAGCCTGATCACTACAGGACGGGCGGCCCAAATTGCGGGCCTGACAAAACCCCACATCGCCCGGCAGGCGGCGGCGGGAATCATCCCGTGTGCAATCAGGCTGGGGAATTTCTGGGTATTCCCGGAGCAGGCGTTCCGGGAATGGGCCGCGATCCCCCGGCACCGCGGGCGGAAGTCGGTGGCGAAGGACTAAACAACACAGGCGCCAAGGCGCAGAGAGGCCCGATCTTCCCGCCCGGGGAGGACCGGGCCTTTTTTGCGCCCCGGTGCCGCACATCTAACCGCCCCCGAGGCGGGGCGGTGAAAGGAGGGGCGGGTTGCCCCCTGGCCCGGACGGGATCACGGCTACCCGCTCCCCGGACCGGTGGTGCTATTGTTGCTGGCCTATATTCCGCCGCCTTAGCCACTCTGCTATCAGCAGGGCCTCGGCGCGGCCGTCATCCTTTTTGCGGGTCAGGTGAGAAGCGGCCAGGGACGGGAATAATCTGCGGGCAAGGGCAAGAGACAATTCCTTGCGCTTCTTGGGATTCCCTGGGGACTGTACTCCCATGTCGCGTGTCCATTTAGCCGGGGACACGTCCTTGTCATGCGGGATGTCCAACGCCTGGAACCACCCATCTACCCGGCCCACAGATCTCCCAAACTTGAGGCCGCGGCTACCTGCCTCGCCGGGGCGGACCCCGGGAAGCTCGATCACGGCCAGGGTTTCACGTGCCCATAGGCAGGACACCTCTTGCAGTGCCACCAGGCCCGCGGGGTCCTCGAAGTCGAACACAAGCGGATCGTCGCCATGGCCCAGGATCGCCACTGCCCCGTTTTTCCCGCCGTCTACACCGATGAAAATCTTAGCCATCTTGCAGTCCCTCCTCGTATTCCCGATTGATTCGCAGCCAGCACAAAAAACAGATCCATCGCTTGCCGATGAGCCACCCGCCCCTTGACCCCGTGACGCCTTCGCCCCTGGGCCACTCACATAGACAGCATGACAGCGTTTCCGGTGCGGGCGGGTCGCTTAGGTCTTCTGTTTGCATCGTTTCCGCCTCCTCTCCCGCCACACGAGCCAGCGAAACGCCAGCACATAGGCTGTAAATTCCAGCCAGTACAGCACGTCCCGAACCGTCCAGCGGGTATCGTTCATAAGCACGTCCTACCGCCCAACGTCTCCGCGTTGATCCCGCTCGTGAACACCTGCCCGGTGTCCAGCACTATTTGCGCCCGGCGCTTCCGACCGGCCTGCACGTCATACAGCCGCTTGTCCTTGGCCGCTTGCTTGCGCTGCGCCAGGGCCGTCTTCCCGTCGGGCGTGAATATCCCAATCATCCGCTCGGGGATAACGTAGTTCCCGTAACCCACATGTAGTAACTTTATCATACCAACCCTCCCGCTTGGCACGGGTCCAGCCTCCACCCGTGCTCGGTTATTTGGTCCACCGTCATTTTCATGGCGTCGGCTATGGCCGGGATGGCGTCGCTGTTCCCGCAGTGGCCGCACCGGACGAAAGTGCCTGGGGCGCCCCACAAAAAAATCATCCCGGACCCGGCGCATATCACACACGAAATATTTCGCCGCGCCTCCCTGGCCCATAGGCTTGGGTTGTCTTGGCGCCATTTGTACCACCTATCGTCCAAGTCCTTTGGCGTCGGGAAGTACCGGCACTCGTTGGTCACGCCCTCGATCATGTCGGTCCAGGCCACGGCGGGAAGGCTGCCGAATTTCCGAAACCAGATTTTGACCTGCTCATCGGTGAGAGGCTTCCTATTCCACCAGCTCACCATCCGCGATAAGCCGTTCTCGAACTCGTCGAAACGCATCGTCTTGCCCTCCTGAATTTGGGTATCCGCCGTTTAGAACCTTCGTCATGTTTATCGGGCCGGTAAGCCAAAACAGGCTTGCCTTCCAGTCGGTTTTCCTGCCTGTCAAGAAGTCGGACTCGTTCACTGATGAAAAATACGCTTCCCACCATGGCCGCACTTGGCGCGTCTTGTCCTCGGCCCACCTGGCGGATATCCGGGAGTGCATGGCGCTTGTGACGGACGTGACAGGCGGGAGGGTTGGACACCGCTCGTGATAAATTTCCACGATCTTCTGGACCGGGCAGGGGGTGGTTTTCTTTTTTGGTGGGTCTTTCTTTTTGGGAGGAGCATTATCGGGGTCGTCACTCACTCCCCCCAGGGGGGGTGGGGGGGGTTCTTCTTTACATTCTTTAACCTTCTTATCCTTCTTGTATGTGTCACCCGGTTGTTCCTCGGTTGTTCCTCGGTTGTCACCCGGTAGTTCCTTTGGCTGTTCCTTTTCTTCCCCATTGCCCTGATAAGCATCCCAATTTGTTATGGTTATTGTGCTGTATTGCCTGTTACTTTGGATGGTAAGATTTCCCATGTTTTTTAATTTTTGCATCCGCTTCCATGTCGAACTCGATTTCGCCCCTAAAAACGTGGCCGCAGAATCCCGACCAAAAATAAAGGCCCCGCGAGGCACCTCTACCTCAATGGAGCCCATGCCAACATCCACCGTTATCCATGTGGCCTTATGACATGCCCGCATGAGGCACCAAGTCCAGAGTTTCCACAGGGCATCGTTCTTGAAGACACGGCTGTCCATAGATTGTCTGTGAAGTTTTAGCCAGCCTTGGCCCATCAACTCCCCTTTATGGCTGTGGAAACGCAGGGGTGCGCATCTTTCCACGGGCCAGCCCGCGCCCGCCGAGTCCTATTTCTTCGGGAACGAAAATTCTTCCGGGCCGAAGAGCCCTCCTGTCCACTTGGACAGCCGATGGGCAAGCCTTGGTCCTATCCGTTGCCCCAGGATAGCCCGCCGAAGCGTGGCCTTGGAAACGCTGGAGGCAACACAAATTTCCTGGTACGTGAGCCGCTTGTCGTGTATCTCTTTGAAAATAAAGCGGCCCGCCCGAGACCCTGGTTTTATGGCGAGCTTTTTCATGGTGCACGGTATATCACGGGGTATTTTCGCTTGTCAAGAAAAAATTATCCACTCACGTCAAAAAAAGTCTTGACAAGCCCAAAACCCCCATGGTACGGTGCTCTCACGATGTTGATGGATCTTTGAGAATTTGGGTGCCGATCCTGGATCGTGTCCGGGATGGTTGGCCAACAGAAAGGCCGCGGCTTGATCTGGTGGCAAAGGCGGATGGGCTCATGGAATACCGATTTCCGACACGACGGTAAATCGGCTCCACGAGTTTCGGAGCGGGAAACGGGGAAGCCCGCCGGCACCCAAAACGATCTTTGAGAACGTGGCGCGGGCCATTCACGCTGGCCGGTAGAGAGGCAAGGCGTCCAAAGACATACTGGAAATTCCCAAACAGCTTGGGTGTGACATCCTGCAAGGGTTTTAGCCAGCAGCCGAGGACAGGGACCCGGGTGGGGAAACCGGGCGCGCCACAAACCACCAACTGGCGGCACCGCACCCTGGGACCGAGTCGGTGCCTGAACTCGATCCGCCCCGGGGGCTCACATCCCCCGGGGCACGGAGGAAAGATGGACCTGGGAGAAATTACCCAAAAACACCTGCGGGCACAGTGCGTCAGGGAAGTGGTTCTGACGGACACCACGGAGCCCGACGACCTCGTGGTCAACGTGGGCTCTGAGGTCGTGCTGCTGGTAGATCCGGCCTTTGACCCTAACCTGCTCGAAGTCTCTTTCGATAGGGCCTTTGTGTCGGGCTACATCGGCGGGATCGAGTGCTGGGTTGAACTGGCCTGGAATGGCGTGGCCGAGCTTGCCAACGAATACGACAAGCAATTTGTCGCGGCGTGCCAGGAGCGATACCGGGAACAATGCGCGAGGGAGGGGACATGACGGGTGCCATAACGAAAAAGACCGGCGGCAAAAAGGACGGCACAGAGTGGGGCACGGGCGAGGAGCTTAGGTTCCTGAAAAAATTGGGCACGGGCCGGGGCAAAAACCGCCGGGAAGCGCTGCTGAACTACCAGGCCGCGGCGCAGAACCGGAAAGCCTGGGGCGGGATCAACCGGGCAGAGGTCGTGCGCTACGTGCGCGAGGAACTGGAGGGGATGGGATGAAAAGCATCCTGACGGCAGAAATGCTGGAGCAGGCCAACGCCTGCAACGAGGAAGAAGACGGCAGCACGGGGCAGCTTGACCGTTTCCGAGAAATGTTCGGGGATGAGATCGAGGTGACGCCGGAGAATTTCCGGGCCGCGCACGAAGCGGGCCTGGACGTATTCTGGGCGCTCGACCTGATTTTTGATCCCCTGGAGCGCATGATGCTGGGCGCTGATTTTGCCGAGCACGTGCTTCCGATTTTCGAGGAGGCGCGGCCTGGGGACATGCGGGTCCGAGATTGTATTACCACGATCCGGCGATTTATAGCGGGTGATGCAACGGAAGATGAGTTTGACGCCGCCGCCAGGGCCGCCAGGGCCGCCGAGGCCG